AGCCGCAGCCTTGCGGTAAGACTCATTAGCCGCATCCACCCTCTTTGCGTGCATGTCGGTGTACTGAGGCTTTCTACTCAACGCACGAGTAATCGGTCCCCCTGACATCCAATCCGATACTGTCCTCACGCCACGCTTTACGGTGTCGGCCAGATCGTTCCCTGCGCTGCCAGCCATGACTACCTCCCCATCGCCCTCTTCGGCTTCCTGGTCGTCTTCTTGGGCCGCTCCTCTGCCGCTGGTGCCATTGCCGCCCTGACCTTCCCTGTAGGCATCGCACCGCGCTCTGGAGCCTTGCTGCTCATCGCCGGTTTTACTTCTCGACTCGCCATGTCAACCCCTCGCTTTCGCCCTCGTCTTTGACTTGCGTGACTTTGAACGGACCTTCCCACCCGTCCTCAACTATTCAAGGTTGGTGACCGGACTGAGAATTCTCAACCAAGTAGGAGGACCGCTCTTCTTCTTGTCGGCCTCCCAGTCACCCTTCTTGTCTCTTGAGATGGACATCACTTCCTCCTTCTGACCTTGTTCGTAAGGCTCATTCCTTCCCTGTGCATCAGCCGCTCAACCTTCTTGCGCTTGTTAGCCGGTATCACCCGCTCGTTCTCATGGGCGATAATCAACACCGGCCTGTTCCCCTTGCGCTTCATCAGTACCTCGGTTTTGCCTTCCGCTTCGCCTTACGAGCTTTGACGCGTCCACCCTTTTTGAAACTCGAAGGCGTGATCCTGTCGCTATCCGAACGGTCCAACTCGTCCTGACCACTCTGTATCAGGCTTGCACCTGCGGACCTTAGACCTCCAGCAGTCTTGGACTTCTTCCACCGCGAGTTTGCGCTGTCATCGTCCGCCATAACATCCTCTCAAAACAAAAGGGCGAGAGAGTGTCCCCCGCCCCTCTGGTTATCGCCCCACGAAGGGCTACAGGCCAATTACTAGCAACTGGAAGGTGAATGCCGAAAGATCGGTTCCACCCTCAACTTCTCCGTTCGATACTGCTCCAAGTGGAGAAAGTCCAGTCACAACAAGAGCCGCAGTTCCGGTCGCGTCAGCACCACTAACAATTGTCGTCGCAAGATGGTTGGCCACGAATGTTGCATTGGTCAAGTTGCCTGCATTGGTGACGAATACTCCACCATTCTGAATTGCAAGTTGGGTCGTCTGCTGGAGGACAACAATGTTCCCTTGAACAAGACTGTTCTTCGCAGTGATGGTCACCGTTCCAGCCGTACCCGCCGAAGACGCAGTGGAAGCCGAGTTGGAAATCACTAGAGGTAGAGCAACGGTAATAGGAGCGTTTCCGGTCGTAACCAAGAGTGATGCCGTTCCGGTGTCTGCTGCTGAAGTGAGAACTGACCCGGTGTAGTACCAGTTCGCCGTGAACTGCGTCCCCGATGCCGAGACGATCTGGGCGATAACTCCATTCAGGGCCGTGTTCGTCGTCAACCCCTGGAGAACGATGAACTGACCCGGAACGAACGTGTTCGCACAGGTAATGGTCATTACCGAAGGACTAGACGACGTAGCCGCCGAGTTGGTGATGGTTGCAAACGAACCCGCCACGGTGCTAGCCTGCAAAGCGTTTCCACCGCCCGCCTGCACCATTTGATAGACTCCAGTGGTATCAGCGGTTGCTGCGGTAATGTTCGCCGCCCCCGGAGCATAAGCCGTGAATTGCGTTGCGCTGGCCGTTAGAACTTGAACGATTGAACCGTTCAAAGCGCCACCGGCTGTGAATCCTGAAAGGTAGACAAAATTCCCCACCTTCAAGGTGTTAGCGATGGTGACCGTAACTAGGCTTACCGGGCTTCCGGTAACGCCGATAGTCGTTGACTTCGCTGCGGAAACAGGACCAAGGCCAAGAGCGATTCCAGGGTTGGTTTCCCCTGCGAGAATCTGAACCTTGCTGGTAACAGGATTCCATACAGGAAAGAATCCGCCTTGACCGCCGAGCGGGATGACCCCTAGCACCTTCGCCATCCCAACATCGCCAGTGCCAACAGTCGTTCCGGCTATACCCTGAAGCAGATAACCGCCCGGTACATAGTCAGCAACCGCTGGCTGAAGAGTTACTATCTCAGCCCTCAGATTGCCAAGGGAAACATCGCCGTCTGCATTCTTCGTGATCGTTGCCATTTACGGCCTCCCTTAGAAGTTGTCAGTTCCAACTAGTACGTCGCACAGACCGCTGGCGATGACAGTCATCTGTCTCCCAAACGGCTGATAGGTAGCAGACGAAGCAGCGGCAACAGCAGTAGTGAGTAACGTTCCAGCAGCGCCCTCGATCCATGCTCCGATTCCGACAGAACCAGCCGTTGGAGCATACGCGCCCTTCAGGTAGCCGCCGATCTGAATGAGGATCTGAGCGCCGACAAGCATAGCGCTCGTCAAAGCCGTTCCAGCATTCCCGACGCCGGTGACCGTGTTGAGAATCATGTACCCGGCAGGGAAAGCAAGCGGAGAAGTCGTAAACCCCTCGGTGCTTATCCCGGTAACCGTGGTAAAGGTGTTGTCTGTCCAGTACACAGGAGCAGGAGCCGCTGCGGTCGTCAAGTTGGCTGTGCTGATCGCCGACGTGGACAGATACTTCACGAGCATGTAGATTGCCGGTGTGCCGCTTGGATTTACAGCCGTTGGGCTGATCGAAGCGACGTACCGTTGACCGAGCACTTGGTTCTCGCCCAATCCCGCCCACGGAGCAAAGCCCAATGAGGGGTTGTAGAGATAGGTCGAGGCTACGCCTGTGTCGATCTGAAGAAGCTGGTTGCTTGGATTGAAAATCGCCATTTCTTACACCTCCTCTGCCGCAGCAGGGACTACATGATTTGCCTCCCCTTCAGAGAGGAGATTTTCTTCCGTCAAGAGCAAGTCCCAACGGTTTTCGTAACTGAGAAGTACCTTGCTGAATCCGGTTTCCACATTGACCTTGGTGATCCTTCCGTGGAGGACCCGGAGCACTGACTTCTGAGAAACGTTGTACTTGTCAGCTATCGCACGCTGAGACATTCCATTAACTGAATCTTGGCGTATCGCCACGAAATCCAGGCGAAGCCACGGACAGTCCGATCCAACCATAATCGCTGCGGTTTTTCCGTCCAGCAGCACCGATGGAACAATCCAGAAACGATTATCTTCAATTCCCCACATCACAAAGAAGTCGCATTCGTTACTATAGATTCTTGGCTCACGATCTTTGAGAGATGATTTTTTGTATCCATCTCCCTTGGTGTAAATCGTGATCCCAGAACTCAATGCGAAGTGATAAGTTCCTCCCCAGATGGAAGGTCTCCGATGCGAACATTTCACTTGGACTCTTGTACCCCAATCGGTGAGAATATCCGCACCGCAATCGACAGCGGGGAAGCAGGGATTCATTCCACGTAGCAAAAGTTGAGCAGCTACGGTATAAACCCCGGCCTGTCCCTGCGCTAATTTCGGTGCCATTCTTCGTCTCGTCATAGGTACATTGTACCCTAAAGTCCTGAAAATGAAAGATTAAACATGAGCCTGGGCGCATCGAACACCAAGTCTCCGTCATAGAAATACTGACCGGCTACATCATCAGTGTTCTGAGCCTCTTTCCACCCAGAGAACCCGAACGCATACTTCGGAATCGTCGAGACGTAGAGGAAGATGTAGTTGGTGTTGAAGCCGTACATCTGGTACGCCCCGCCCAAGGTGGGAAGATACTGGTCAACGACCACCTGACCGCCATTCCAGAAGAACGAGCGGAATCCAACGTGAACGTCGGAGGTCTCGTCGTTGAAACGTTGCTGCGGTTGCAGCTTGTTCCACATCGCGTCCCAGACCGGCTGCGTGGTCACAATCATGTCAACCTTTTCCTGGCCGAACCATGACGCGCCGTAAGCCGTCTGCACCGCACCAAGCGAGAACGCCGATGGTGCCGCGTAGTAGGAGTTGATGCCGGCGTTTGCCGCCGATGCGATGTCCGTTCTCGTCACGCCGCCGTAGGTTGGATAGTTGGCCGGGATGTTGATGGCCGCTGCCGCTCCGTCCAAGTCGGTCGTGGAATTCAGAGAACTTGCGCCGTTCAAGCCGCCGTCACCGTATAGGTTCACCGCAAGCAATTGCGCCATCGTACCGGAGGCGTTAATCATTTTCGAGCCGATGAAGCTCAAAGCGCCTTCCGGTCCACGGTTCAAAACCTGATCCGAACCGTAGAGAGTCACGTTGACGTAATACTGCTTGACGTTGAAGTAGAGCGCCGTGTCCGTCTGCACAGCCGATGTGTCGAACGCTTGGCCGCGAGCATAGGAGCCGCCCTTCAGGGGCGCGTACATGATGTTGTGGCGGATTGTTAGACCGCCCTCAAACTGGAAGCGTCTCTTGTTCTTGAGTCGCGTAAGGACTGGAGAGTTCTTGAACACTGTGTCCACAATACGCGGGACGATCTTATCGACCGTTTTGCCCGTAAGGTCATTATATGTGAGCACGTTTGCCTCGATTCCGCCCATTCGGGCCTGAGATGCTGACAACTCGGCTTGCGCCGTTTCATCGGTCTGTAGGGGCTGCGATATTCGCTTCCTACTTACTCATCCCTGCCATCACGAGTGGGGGCTGCACGAGGCTTCCCGCTTACAGATTGCAGTTGCGGTTTTTAGAGAACCGCAAAACTCCTGCTTCAAAACTTCCCGGCTGAGATAAGCTCCTTCGCCCCCTCGACAACTCCCGCCATCACGGAGTCGCGTACATCAATGGGACCCTTACCGTCTCCACCGCCACTGTCTTCCAACGCCTTCTGCAAAAGACCCGCTGCGTTTCCGCCTGGAGGCTGCGGTATAAACCGCTCTCCACCGCCACCGGGCATCCCTGTGGAGATGCCTCTCTCCTTCAGAATTGCCTCGGCGCGTTCCTGGGCCAACTTCTCGACTCTTGCCGCTTCTTCTTTCTTGGAGCGGATCGGAGCCAAAAACTTTTCTTCAACCTTGAGAGCATCGAAATTCTGATCGGCGTTCATCAACTTGAAGAGTTCCGCCGACTTCTCGGCGTTCCATTTCTCGCCACTTTCCTGCTCATAGTGGCTTGCCAGAACTGCTACTCCTGCGGAGAATCCAGCCACAAACGGAATGGTCTCCGAATTGAACTTTGCTTCGCGCTCCGTAAATCCCGCATCAACGAGTTTCTTGCTCTCGGCTGCGTAGAGCGCCGTTGCTTCTTCCCGCGTCAAACCGCCTGCTTGCTTGGCGATTTCCTGCACCTTCGACGTAACGAGTGCTTCCAACTGCTTCGGGTCCATGTCTCCTCCAAGTTTCGCGGCTTCAAGCTGCTGTTCGAGTTCGGTGTACTTTTCGGTGAAATGCTCCTCACCCTTGTCCAGATCGAACCAACCCTTTTCGGCTGCACTCTCAAGAGTGCTGTAGACCCTTCCGGCCCACGGTTCCATCTTTTCTTTGTACGCCACGGCCTCTTGGTACACGCCTTCTTTGGCCTTCAACTCGTTCTGTGCGCGGCTGTAGTCGTCTCGGCGAAGCCACCCGGCTTTCAGTTCGGGTTCCTTTGCATGAAGGTTGTCAATGAGCTTTTTCTCGTCCGCACTAAGCGAAGCGTAAATCTCTTCAAAGGTCTTAACTGCCATCTCCCTAGTCCTTCCTCACTTCCTCTTTCGAGGGGCCGTCGAGGAGCCGGGTTGCGGAGGTTAATTGCTAACCGGGCATCTGCCCCGGCATCGGAGGTAATTGAGGTTGTGGGGGTGGGGGAGCGCCTGCGCCAGCCGCCGGAGGTTGCATCCCTCCTGGCTGTGACTGCGGACCCTTTTGCTGCTCCATAGCCGCTCCGGTCTTCAGGATAGCCATAGCTCTCTGGACGTAGGTGCGGAATGTATCTCCGGGTACGCCCATCAAAATCTTTTCAACTGTCGATAATGCCACGTCGATCTGGTTCTTCCCGACCTGATCCTGAGCCTGCCCGATGGCTTGACCGAAACCGGGTCCTCCGGGCGGTCCCATCTGAGCTTGGGTTTGCGGCGACATCGGCGGTCTGTCGATTGGGGGCATTAGAATTCCGAGTTCCCGACCTGCGTCTTGCCGGTCTTCACATTGACGCTCGTCCCGCGAGGCTCAACCGTGGTCATGTCACCCTCGTCAATGAAGGTGCCTACGGCTACGAATTCGCCCTTCTTCATCTTCGGCGCGGAATTCGCATCATAGTGACCGCCTACTGCGATTGGTGCGTTGGTTCCAGTTTTGAATGTGGGCATGATCCCTCACTGCTTTCGATTAGGTTAAGGGGGAGCCTTTCGACTCCCCCGAATGCCAGCCGGACTAACCGGCTAACGCGAACTACCGACGGCCTGGGTGACGGCCCTTGCCCTTACGCTTTCCACCGCGCTTGGTCTCGAACATGGGGTCTCCTTTCCGGGTAATCGTTCCACGGGTTTTTTTTCGCCGATGTTCTGGTTGTGGACCACTCACCACTGTACTTCTGGTCGATCCCCGGAATGGATACCGGAGGTCTTGTCAGTCAAGCACTTGGCTTGCCTCACTGAAAAGATTATTAGTCCAATCGGATTCTTGTTTGCAAGAGAAATCTTTTTGGATAATTATTTTTTGTGCGGTTCCTTGGGTTGGACACCCGCCGCAGCCATCGCCATTGCCGCCTGTTTTTGCTCTTCTAGCAACTCAGCATCGTTCTCCGCTTGGTCGATATTCCAGTCGGGAATAGCTATGGCAAAGAACTTCTTGCGGCTCAAGTCCCGGTTCTTTCTCATTCCGGCAGCTATCGAAATACGGTCCTGCCTCTGGAATCCGAACAACGATCCCTGCTCACATTCAAAACCAAACTTGCGAACATGAGACTCGGAATTCACTCCTTCCGGTATGAGACTTCCCGGCCTGTCGTCGATGTCCTCTTTTACCAATCCATCCAGTCCAAGACACTCCATGCGCCTTCCTGCGTCGTAGAACTGGAGTGCCGTTGCCGTCCACAGTTCTCCTACCTCATTCACGCCGGTCTCAACGTTGCCAGCCTTGAAGCGGATTGGAGTCGTCTTCGAGAACTGAATCTTTTCAAGCGTGTCTCCCCCAGGAACCTGCTTCTTCGCAAGTGCTTGGTTGACCGCCTCGGTTCCTGAGTTCTCTTTGATCGAACGCTTAAGTTCCTGATAGAGCGGTATCGGATAGTTGCCGATGTTCGGCGGCTGCTGCCACGTCGGTCCCGTGATCGCATTCGAGTTGAAAGAGATTTTCAGGTTCGGCTTGTAGGCGTCGATCTGCTTCAAGGCGTCGGGATGAATGGCCGACTTCGGAGCCATTAAAGCCGGGGCCAATGCCCTCTTCGCCGCCAGCAAGAGTCCGGCCATGAGTTGATTGAGTACATCGTTTGTGTCCATCCACGGCTTCAGAACACTCATCGCGTACTGCTGCCAAGGAACAGAGTGGAGTCCCATCAAAACGAACGGCCTCTTACGGTGAAAGTATGGGTTTGGCTCGTCGTAGAGCGTGACCTTGTTGGAGCGGATTACCAACCTTCCACGAGGGTAGAGCTTTTCTCCCGGCTTGACCCAGTATCCCCACGGTGCGCTGTCTTTGCTCTTCCCATCCCCAGGACCCATCCAGATTGGATTGCGGTTTGGACCGTCGTTGGTCGTGTCGTCGTTCATCCAGAATTCGCAGACTTCGGCCTCTGGATACTTGCTTCTTGCGCTCGACTGTTCTGAGCCTCCCATGATCCGCTTCCAGCCGGAGTTCAACTGCTCAAACAATTGAGGCATTACGGTTGGAGGAACCTGCGGCTCGATCTCGTATCCGCTCAAGTCATCCTGCGGACGTACCATCTTCCCCATGTTCGGGTAGGCTCTCTTGATCCAGTCAAGAGTCTCGCGGTGCCGGTAGATCACCATCTCGTCTTCTGCCAGATCGTGAGGTCTGGTGGGTCCAAGCCGCATCAGCGCCTTCGGATTCAGGTGCTTCATGGAAATGTCCGCGTCAGACGGATCTCCACTCGTACCTCTGGCAAAACGATTCCAAAAGAGCACTACCGGGGAAGTCGTGAACATCCCAAACATCGTCCAGGACGCGAGCGTCTGATTGAACTTGTCACGCCGCGCCCAAGGCTTCACCATCGCATTCAGTATCTTGGCGGTCTTCGATGAATCCCCAGGCATCCCCGTTTCTGTGATGTGGAAGATCGGCCTCGTGTCGGTAATAAGTCCTATTGTCTCCCAGAAATTCGACAGAACCTCGTTCGACACCGGCTTCGGCCTGTAGCTGGGCAACTTATCTCGCCACTGGATTCCGGCCAGATAGTCGATAGCCTCATCCATTGCCTTCAGTTCTGGGGTCGTCTTCTGGCGGGCCGTACCTTCCTGATAACACCCATCAAGAAAATCCCCCATCTTGGTGTAATAGTCCACCAGATGTCGGTCAACTACTTCGGGCGTCTTCGGAATCGGAGATTGGAAATCGCTGTCTGCCATGTCGCCTCTATCGTATCGCGCAATTGCTTGAGTTTTCTACGGAAATTAGAACCAGCTATTTTCGATGGCCGTTTTCAAACTCCGCTCCAGCCACATCTTCGCCGTCTCGTTCTGATCTCTCGCCTTCTCGACAACAGGACCGTACAGCGGCCCCAAGTCCACCAGAACCGAGTTTGGATTGCGGCCCTCATACGCCTGCACATCCCTTTGTGCATTGTCGGAAATCAGCTTCGCGGTCTCAAGTTCCATCGAGAGGTTGTATATCAACCCGAAAAGTTCACCTGAACTCTCAGGCCGCTTTCCCAACTTCTCTTTGATACGCTGGAGGTCGATTTCTGGAATAATCAAAATCTCCCCCTCTGCCAGCATCCCAAGGATTCCAGCGATTGTCGAAGAAGATGTACTTCCGAACTTCGCCTCAAGCCCCTGCTTAACTCTCGGAGGTACTGTGACCTCTACCTTGACGTGATTGGGTTGATTCGCAATCGGCGGCTTTGACTCCTCGTACTTTACTTGCGGGTTGAGACTTTGGAACACGGCAACGTCGTTCCATGTGTGGCTCCGGTTTGCAGAGCAAATCAGTTGGCGGTTTTCAGCATTTACCTGAGCACTGCAAGTCGGACAGGCGTAGCGGGTCTTGATGATTGGCATTTTCTTCCCTCCAATTCCAAATTTTGGAATCTCTAGTTGTACTTCCACGACTCTGAATCGCTAGTTGTTTCCGCGTCTTCCTGTCGAGCGTCGTACTCAGCCGCACTCTGCGAGTCGATCATCTCGGCTGGAATCCCCTCATCGAACATCTGCTGGCGCGTCCCCGGTCTGTCGTGAATCGGCGAGTAGGCCGTATTCTGGAAGTCCGCTGGAACTCGAACCTTATTCCCCTTCACAACCAAATCCGCCATCGCTCCGTGCTCGTTGACGATGTATGAGCCGATACGCGACTTTGAGAACTTCTCGGCCTCGAACGGAGATGCCGACTCGAACAGCTTCACCGGAATCTGCATACCATCCATCACTTGCATCTTGTAGACTATGTAACTGTTTTGTTCTGCCTTCGCAGTGGCCGGTCTCTGGCGTCTCTCTTCAAACTCCCCTTCATGGCCGCAGTAGAGCGCGATAAGGAAGCTCATCACCAAGTCGTCGTGAGCGCCTTCTCCCTCCGCTCCGTCCTCGGTGAAGTCTCGCAACTCGTCGATCAAATACTTGTCTCGAATGATTACCTGATCGTCCAGCATCATCTTTGAGCCAAACGAAATCAAAGTCCGCTTCGACTTGTAATCAGTCCAGAACCCAACGATGTCCGTCATGAAGTGCTTCAGACGATCCATGCGCTTGAACCGATAAATGTTTTCGTACTCGTACTCGCGCATCAACCTCGTGTTGGTCGCCATGCCGAAGGAATTGACTTCGACCGCTACCAGGGCCTCGTTGTAATACCAACCCAGAGCGAGCACGATGTCGGCGAGATTGTGCGGGTCCATGTATCCGTGCCACTGCGCCACCTGCTCATCCAACTGAGCGTTGTTGCTTATCTTCATCACCGTGCATGAAGAGTAGTCGCCTCCCTTCTGACCGAGAGCCACGTCAACACCAACGCAGTACCTCTCTCCCGTCCGCGCCTTCTCCCAAATATGCAAGCGGTTTTCTGTCTCAGGGTAGAGAGCCTCCGTCCCTTGCTTCAGTTCCTTCATAAACAACTGAGGACGCCAGTTAGTGAAGTCGAAGCTGATCTCTCCAATCCACCTGGGTTGTACAGTCCGCTTGCTGTAGCGGTTGATGATGCCTCTTGGAATTGCGGAAATGATTGCGTTCTGGAAACTGTCTTCAGCGGCGGTCGGATACTCTTGCGAGAAAAGCATGTCATCGCCGTCCGTAGCGATGAACTCTTCTTTCGTCTTACGCATCCAATTGATCGTTTCGTTGGAGATGTTGAATCCCTCTGCCTTCTTTACTTGCTCAACCATCTCAACTTCTTCAGGAGTCAAGGTGAACACTTCACCCTTCGGGATCGGCAGCGAGTAGGTTTTTGGTCTGCGATAGAACGGGATGAAAATCGGGTGCCAGTCGATTGAACCGGCCTCTGCGCGTCTCCAGAGGTTGTGCCACGCATCGTTACGACCGTTTCCTGTCGATCCCATGACATAGAAACCGTCGCGGGCTACGAACGTCCTCAAGAGAGACTTTGAAAGCTGTGAGGCATTCTTCCAGAAGGCCAACTCGTCAAGCATCCCGCAGCGGAATCCCTGTCCTCGACCGACGCCTGAAGGTCTGTTGGCGTTATCCGCGTACACCCAGTTCTTCAGACCTGGGCGGCTTGTTCTCAGATTCTCGTCCGGCTCATCGAAGTTGTAGAGAGCGCCGGTCTGATGCAGGTTGACTCTCGGCTTCATCCACCACGGTAGAAAGTCGAACGCCGACTCAAACATCCCCATGTTGTACTTAGCGCCCTTTTCGTCTTGGGAAACAATTATTGAGTCTGTGTGCTTGAATCGGATGACTGCTTTGTGAAGGAACTCTCCGACCATATAGGTCGTGTATCCCATGCGGCGGGCCTTGGCAATGAGAGCACGTACACGTCCATGCTCTTTCTCTAACTTGCGAAGTTCTTCATAGAGAATCTCTTGGCTGTCGAAGAATGGGTAGAGTCCCTGAAACCCCTTGTCTTCAGTGCGGATTGCGTAGTAGTTAGAAAGAAAATATCGTGTGTCAATCAGCGAGTGGTAGCACTCTCCGTCAATCCATACATTGTCCGCGCTTGAAAGCGAAGCTCTGGCTTCGTCATCCCCAATATCTCCGGCACGGTACTTATGCCTGTGATTGTCGAGGACTTCAATGATCTCACCGAGATACTTGTTCGCTCGAATAATCGACATTTACAGCAACCCATCGTAAGCGCCAGCCGCTACCAGACGCCGAATTTCTTTCTTCCACTGCTCACCTTCTCCCATCATTCGACCGAATTTTAGATTAACTTTCATGTGAGCCATTTCATGTCGTAGGGTCAGGTCTGTTTCCAGCAAAGTCAAATCTTCCGCCAATAGTATTGCCTTCAAGCATGGTGTCCCGTGGTACATCCCAAACGAACACAACCCGTCTGTATCGCAATCATCGAAACCACTTAGCCTTGCAATCTCTTTTCGCGGAAGGAATCGAATCAGAATCTCTTCGAGTGGAGGAATAGTTTTTCCAAAGTAGTCCTTGCGAATGGAGTCATAGTCCCTCATCAAACCAATTATCCTCAACTCGTCAATAGTCGGGACCAAAGACTTGAGCCATTCAACTTCTGATTTCGGTAGACTATTCCTCGTCGTCTTCATCATCGTCTTCGTCCCCATTGTCAGGCTCTTCGTCTCTGTCAAGATACCCAGGCACAGCCGCCACTTCAGCGGGGAGCAAGTTCTCTTCGGCGGCTCTCTTTCTCAGCCGGTCCATTCGCTCTTCAGTAGTCTCTGCCGTGCTCAAGACCGCAGTGTTATTCGTCTGGTTCACGTTGACCTCCGCGATTGGTCCCTTCGGCTGCTTGGCAACGATGATGTCCTTCACGATGCGGCTGGCCTCAAGGCGTGTTGTCTTGTCGTCCTGCTTGATGACTTTCTTCTTCCCGGTGTTGCCGTCATTGATTTCGACTAACTCGGTCGCTTCGAGGAGTCCGACCATGCTTGACTCGAACGCTGGCATGACCTTCAGGATAGACTCGTTCAGCCGAAGATCGACTTGCCCAGTCGCGTTCTGGTTGTTGTACATGGTGATCTGGCGAACGGATGCTTTGATCGTGTCCACCGCTACGCCTTCCGACTTAGCGATAGCCTTGATCCTCTCGGCGTCCGTTCCGGTAAGGGCCTGAAACTTCACAAACCGCATAAGGTGACGAGGGTCTCGCATGTTACGGGTGGAGATCGCCTGTGTGTAACTGCTCTTCACTTTCCCTCCTGTTTCCGCTTCCATGCTTCCCGTATCCCTCTTGGAAGGTGGTCCCAAATGTGGTACTGGTAGTCCTCGGAGTAGCCAATGCGAATCAGGAAATCTCCAAGGTCTCTTCCATCGGCTTCATGCCATTTAACCCTTGCGTCGTCGTCGCTCATTTCTGCTCCGGTTCTCCACTTAGATTTGTTAGAGCCTTGAGCCTTTCCTGATCCGCGCTTCGTGTTGCGGCCTTCTGGCGTTCCTGAGCCTCAAAGTCGAGAGCGGCTGTGTTCTTCTCCTGCTCGACAAACTCTTCATCGGTTGCAGTCATATCTACCTGCCCCGTGAATTCAAGGGGAGCTTCAGGCTCAACCGGCTTGGTTGCGAAGCGCCCCCAGTAAGGTTCTGGCATCCTCGAACCATACTGCTCTGGAGGGTGAATGATCGACTCAGGTTCCTGTTGAGTCTGCGGAGGTCCAGACTGGGCTATCTGCCGAAGAATAGAAAGGTCTTCGCGGTAGGCCCCGGCTATCTCCGTAGCGTCCTTCAGGGTTTGCGTGAGGTCGTTGGCGACACTCATAACCCGCTTGGCCCCAGACGCTACGCCACGAACGAACGTCCAGACGCCAAGCAAGGCAAACAAACCGACAATCACGTAGATCCATATCAGGCCGCTCATTCCCCGATCCTCACTTCGCTCCCGTCATCGCGGAGCGCCACCATCTCCCCCGACTGCATCAGGGTTGAATGAACCTTGTAGTTGCAGCCTGTTTCCTTGTTCTTGCAAACATATTCCAGATGGTCTACCACCTGTTTCTGTCCCTTGCGGCCCATGACTGTCCTTGGCTTCATGACAGTTCCGCACTCATGACAAACGAGATTGGCCGCAACAAGCGGCGACAAGTCCGGCATCGACATTTTTACTTTCCTCCGTCATTCTGATCTGCGCCCTGCGCATTGCCTTCCAGTTGTTGAAGCTGTTCATTACCTTCGACCGCTGTCCCTTTGTAGCCCGGTCGATAAACGATGTTCCACTGAGATGATCCAACTTGTGCTGCACAATGATTGCCACTTCGTCGCGGAAGGTGAACCCCACTCTTACTTCGGGATCAACAGCAAGAGACGCCTCGACATCGACCACATTCAATCTCGCCACCCTGCACTTGTTCTCAAATGGTGGCAGACTCAAGCAAGTTTCCTCTCCGCAAATTTCTTCTCCGTACATCCTCGTGATCTCCGGGTTCACCAAACCGATGATCGAACTATCTCTCCGCTCAATCACCATGAACTGCTTGAAGCACCCGATCTGCGGAGCGGCTAACCCCTTTCTGTTCGTCTTCCTCATCACATCGACCATGTACTTGAAGAGTCTAGGAAGCTCAGTCCACTCGGACTCTTCGACCGGCTTTGCGAGAATGTTATTCATCTCTGGCCCGTAGGTTAAGAGCCTGAAGTTCGCTTGGAAGTACATGCTCGTCACCTGGGAACAAGTATGCTTGAAGCGGCTCTCGCCCTCTCTGCCTTGACCATTACTTCAACCGCCTCCGGCACCGGAGAACTTCCGATCAACTGAAGACGCTGACTGTCGGCTTCAACCCATTGCGGAACATACATCTTATGAATCGCGCACGGAATCCCCCTCGCGCACTCGCAGCCAAGGAACGTGTCAAGCCGCTTTCGCGCCTCTCCGGTCCAGTCAAAATGTTCGGGGTAGATTTGAGGAAGGAAGTAATCGGCAATGAAACATAACTCGTCAGACCTTAATCCAACCGCCCTGCCAGCCACAATTGGTCCGGCGTTACTTGGGATGAGGATGATCATGTAGCCAACATTTTTCCATGTTGACTTGTCGCCCACCTGTTCTGGAATCTCCGCTGGAATAACAACCAGCGATGGACTCTCCTTCTTGTCTTTCCTTCGATCAACAATCTCAAAATTCGACAATGTAATCGTCCCCCTCTCCCTTTGTCACCGTCTCGCCCGGTTGAAGACAGTACGCGAAAACCATTCGCTCTGTCTTGGCTGTAACTTCTCGAAGGACAACGCAGTTTCCTTCAAGCTCAACAACACCACTTTTTACTTCGTGCTTCGCCCCGGTCTTGATCTTCAGGCTCGTCATTCTTTACTCCTCAGTTCGGTTTGTTCTTGGTTGGATCAATGGCGTCCTTGATCGCCGACTCCATCATTTGATTCTCTCCGCTCTTGAAACCATCCTTCGCTTGACGTCCAAACGCGATGGCCGTTGTCATCTTGGCAACATCGAGAAGTCCGATCTGAAGAGCGAAGTCCCTGAAATTGATTTGCATTTCCAATCCAGT